TCCCGACTGTCTCCGGACTCTCAATGCGGGACCTCAACTCTTGGGCGGAGTCGCGGCGGCTCGGGGCTCGGCCGACTACGCCGAATTTCAGGTACTGCTGAGCAAACTTGGATGTCTGAAGAAGGATATCATGAGTCCGTCGGGCATTGTGGAGGCGACTCGCTACCAGCCCTATGAGACGGCGCACGATCGCCAGCCGGTCGCTGAAGTGGCGGCGACCTGCCTGAATCGCACCATGTCCAAGAGGGATTTGGAAATCATCTTTGTGACCTTCAAGGATCGAGCCAAGGTTCTGTTGCGCCGCCTGTGTACCATTGCCAATATATCCGAGGCTCAGACCGTTCAGGCGGACAAGTTATTGCTTGCTGCCTGGAAGGATGTATATGAGATTGCCTCGGGACGCTGTATTGCCACTGCGGGGGAATTGGAGGCCCAGGCCCATGATGCCCAGCCGTTTGAACCCCCTGCCATTCAGGAACTGAGGGAGTATAATGGGTATTATTCGGGGTGGACCGGGCAAGTATAAACGAAGTTTATACTTGACAGTTACCTCTCTAAAAGCCTTGCTTTTAGAGAGCGGACCGGTCAGGTGTAATAAGGAGGCATTTTGAACGCAAGAAGACCATGACTCTTGATTTTTCCATTCTCAATCGGAATCTGCCGTCTGCCCGAGCCATAGTTCTGTTCTATGACTTCCACATACTTCTGGGTTACCTTTGTGACTATCGCCACATGGCTTTGAGGATACTCCTTTGTAATGTCCCAAATGAGCAAAGATCCGACAATCGGAAGTCCCGCATTCAAATAAGTCGGCCATTGAATGTACCGTTTATTTTCCATACTGTAAATTGTATGAAGATGGGCAATGTCCTTTGCCATTCTGACCTCATCAAAGAGAAGGCCATACTTGATGAGATAGTAACGTCGTGCGAGTTCTACACATTGATATTTTATTCCTGTGTAGATACCGTTCCAGTACATTGATTCTTGTGAATCATCTGTTATATCTTTTTTATAGAGTGTGATTCTCATCTCCTATTATACTTCCATACTTAACTTTAGGTCTAACCAATATCTATATTATTGAATATAGATAGATGAGCAGTAGCAGTAGTGCTTCTACAATTAAAGTGTCAGATCCAAATCCAGAGTATGATATTACAAAGGAGGATATAGCAAATATTTATACATCCGATGGCCGTTATAATCAAGCGAGTGGTGCTGCTATTCATGAAAAATTGGCTCTAGGATTTCCGGGTACACTTAGTCATAATATTAATGCGCATGACTATGACCGTGCCTTTTTCACAAGTGATATTCATTCTGACCTCCGGAAATTTGTTCAAATGCTTAAAAATAATCGGCTCATAGGAACTCCCGTCCTTGCATATGAAGAAGATATCTACGACCCAGCACTTATTGCTGATTCTGAATGGACGGGAGGACCTCGTACAATCCTGGTCATTATAGGGGATTTAGTGGATGGCCGAAGAATATTTGATAAGGAGGGTACTGAATCAAATTCTGTACATGATAAAAGGGGGTCGTTTGAATTTCTGTTATTCGCACTCCTGTATAATTTACGCAGAAAGGCAAATCGGGCAGGATCCGAAGTCTTGTTTACAATTGGAAATCACGAGTATGATTCAATTTTACGCGTAAAAAGAAGGCCCTCCGACTATTATAAGGACTATGTGACTGATGAGGCAAAACACTTTTTTAATGATGACAATACGATACGATCAGAAGCTCTATTACCCTTTTTAAAGACAAGTCCTTACTATCTGCTATCGTTTGTTACACCAAAAATTGAGGTCATATGTGTTCATGGCGGATTGTATAGTGATGATGGTGGCTTAATTGGAAAAGGGAGAGGTGGCGTTGATTTGTTTAACTCGTTGCTTGAAGGTCAAAAAGATCTTGATAAAGGTGAAAACAAATTGGATGATACGTTTAACCCCTTTTTTGAGGAAGCCTTAAATACGCGAATCTATAATAAACCAGAAGGATTTTGTGCTAAATTAGTGAAAGATAAATGGGGACCTCCAAACTTATCTGATTTTCTTTTAACAATTGTGGGTCATTGTCCGACCAATTCAAATCATAGATCATTAGAGCTAATTCGGTCAGATGCTATATATACAGGGTGTGATGGACGAGGAGGAGCATATCCTGTCGGTTGTGTTGTTGTAGATTGTAAGGGTTCAAAAGATGGTGCCCCAGATGGTGCTCCGAAACTTGCCTTTGTAGATACTGCGATGAGTCATGCATTCCGACCATTGTCCGATGAAAATGACATTCGTCCAGTACAAATGCTATTATTAACACATGATTCAACCCTTGAAGACGACAAACGCTATTTTAATAAGATAGAACGTGTTGCTCGTGCTGGTCAGTCAGGGTTAGATGATGCTCCATCGACGATATTATATGCGGCTCCAGCAAAATCTAGTGCGTCTGCCAGTGGAGCTGAAGCAAGTTCTTCTACAAGTTCAAGTGCTGTGGTAGAAACTGCTAACGCAAAATCTACCACAGGAGGTCGCCGACCAAAACGAAAGCGTCGGACTATCAAGAAACGCAACCTTAAAAAACGAACGTCTCGTAAACTAACATCGTCCCGTCGAACAAGACGCGCTATAGTCCGCCGGCTGTGATTCGGATCCAGTTTCAGGGCACTGACAGGGATCCCGCTCACAGGTATTACACCCGCGATTCTTGCGTTTCTTGTGTCGCTTTGGAATACACACATCACACCCCCGATCCTCACAAACAGGGCAAGCGGGTACAGTAGGCTGCGCCTGTTGCTGACTTTGGGTCTTGGACACACTCATGTAAATAATGATGCCAATAGTGACTATCAATACTATGATTAAAAAAATAAGTAGACCTAACATTTTATCTGATGAGGGCCAAGAAAATCATTAGTCCCAGAATCTGCCAAATGCTCCGTACAGGCTTGGCAATCGTAAAGAGGTCAATGATGACATTGTTCCAGAGCCACTTGCCCACCAAGGACAAAATAAGAACCCCTATCAGGAATCCCAGAATCCCCGATATAATCTCCAAATACATCTGCTTCCGCTTCGAATCCGACCCGGACAAATCAGTGAATCCATCAATGATGGCAGCGGCGGCGGCTTGAAACATTTCTAATTAGGATTTCTATAATTAAGGCTTCTCATAAAGAAGCGCATCCCTCGTAGAAATCTGTCTCTGACTCTGAATGTATTCCAGTGCCTTCTTGGCCTCTTCTTCCGATTTCAAATAGGTCGCTAAGGTCTGCTGAAGGGTCTTGGGGGTCAATCCGGACTGGCTCTTTCGCTGCTTCGTTATAATACGCCCTCCCGTGTTCTTCAAATCCAGTGCCGCCACATTGTGATTCTTCATGATGCGCACAATGACCTCCTGAAGTACCTTCATCTTCTTACCACGCTCCTTCAACTGCTCCTTCAAATTCGAGCACTCGTCGCTGATACGACGCCATTCCACGATAGCGGAGGACAGGGTGGCCATGTCATTCTCTTGGGGGAGAATGATTTGGTTCTGGTTTGCTACTGCGGTGGCTGGTACGATGGCGGTATTGGTGGTGCTCATGGTGTTCCTTATAATACATAGTTATGGTTTAAGTTATATCAAATTTTATACTGATAAAATTTGATATTTCCAATAAAGAATATGGAACAGTATGCCCGTTCTAACCTATGAACAACAAGCCGAACAGGTCCTCTATGACCTTTGGTATGAATATGCGGAACGATTGTTCAAACGTGTCATGGAAGTCTGTGAGATTGACAAGGAGCGAGAAGAAGTGCTTCGTCAGTTGTTCTTGAGGCCGAATGACTTTGTGGTGGAGATCCGCTAGGTAGATGCTATAGAATCTAAGAGGAAGGGGGTGTGGGGGCAGAATGCCTCCACAATGACTTTGTGGTGGAGATCCGCTAGGTAGATGCTATAGAATCTAAGAGGAAGGGGGTGTGGTATGATTGTTGCTTAGCAACAATCAAATGGCAGAATGCCTCCACAATGACTTTGTGGTGGAGATCCGCTAGGAAATCGTGCGTATCAAGAAGATTAAGATAATAACCCCAATAACAACTGGACAGACGAACAAGATCATTTTTTGTTGTTGTGCCTGTCTATGTGTTTGTACTTGACCTGTCATCGTATTTACAGTGGTCGTTGTAATGATAATAGGTGGGGCCAATAGAGGGGTTGTAGCGTCCTCCCAGGAAATCGGATCTTCAGGCAATTCCTTTTTCTTTAAGTCCTCTAGGCGCATCGGTTGTCTCGTCATGGGGCTGGTGGGATTGGTGCGGAGCCATTGTTCCAGGGCCGACCGTTCATAGGTATAGAAGTCGGGGGCGAATACGGGGTCTTTGATGGGTTCTTGGGTGATGGGGCACGTGTTGGTGGTCATTTAAATAGAGTATAGAGAGGTTGTTAGGCTGACAGCTTAAACGCTGGTGTGTATGTGTGTTCAAGGATGTCAGGCGAAGCAAAGATTTCTGTCTCTCAGGCCTTGGCCGAACTCAAGTTGTTGAGAAAGCGGATTCAGAATGCCACGAAGGATTCTGTCTTTACGGTTGTAAAGAAGAAGCGAGACTTGTTGGACGTTGCCAAGTTTTCTGTGGAAGCCTCTGCTTCCTATCAGTCATATAAGGACCTGTTGGCACGATACAATGCGATAAAGGCTGCGATTGTGTTTAGCAATGCCACGACGACCGTTAGTATTGCTGGAATAGAATATACGGTGGCAGATGCGGTAGAGAGGAAGAAGACCATTGAGATGGAGAAGGAGATGCTGAAGACGATGAAGCATCAGTTTGAGATGACCAAGATGGAATATGACAGACATGTGGCCTCGGAGAATACTAGGGTGGAACGCCTGATTCAGACGGAACTCGGAAAGGAATCCAAGACCAATGTGGAGGTCATCACCCAACTTTCGGAGACCTTCTTGGCCCAGAACAAGGCTGAGATTGTAGATCCGTTGAGCTTAGCGAAGGAGATTGCCACGCTCAATAAGGCCATTGAGGACTTTGAGACCAAGGTAGATTGGGTTCTGAGTGAGTCCAATGGAAAGACCACGATTACCTTATAAAAATTAAATAACTATAATTGAATATAACTAATCTCTCCCCGTATATGAGTGAACTCTCCCAGGAAAGGGGTTGGGGGAGGCGATACCCCTATGGAGGGGCTCTGCCCCTCCATAGGGGTATTGATGTCCCCCTTTGTAGCGAATGTACCCAAGCCATCCAAGTAAAATCGCATTTTATCGTATGATAAAAGCGGATATTTCTTCAACGAGCAACGCTTAACGAGGAACAAGGAATGATGGAATAGCAAGTATAAGCAGGCCATGCGAGGCCTGTAAATAGCATGTTAGCAAGATACAGCAAGCAACTAGCGATAAAATCCGAAGTAAAAGGATCGTATGACAGGGAATAAATGTCATACGTAAGGGTTCGGATGGCAACCCTGGTACGTCCTCTCGGCTGCTACAAAGGGGGATTAATCATTTTGAGTATAGGTATATCCTCAAAATGATGTAACATTGTTATAGAATTATGTAAAAAACAATTTCACCCGTTCTCGCACAGTCCCCCGACACAGATAGCAACTCACATTCATACGGCGTACGCAAGACGTACAGAAGGTATGGCCACAGGGAACCACAGTATGGGT